TAATGTAACGGCACCAGCCAATTCCGTGTCAGGTTGCATGATGAATAAGCCTGCTTCCATTTTCTTAGCAAAGTCTTTAGCTTGTTCTCCCCAAATTTCGTACTCAATAGCAGGGACTTTTTTATCGCCATTCAAATAAATATCTGACTCGGTCGCTTGTACTGCCAACGTCCATTGGATAGGGTCTACGCCGTCTACTGAATCTGTCTCTGATTCTTTTGTAGCTTCTGCTGTTGGTCTCAAATTAGGATAAACGACTACACGATAACCGTCAATAAACTCTCCTGTAACTTTATCACGTTTGCGCCCTTTAATAAGGTACTGAACACATTTCGTTTTCCAATTACCAGTAGGAGACCAACCCAAGCCATTTGCGGTTCTTTGTTGACCTAAAATATCCTCTTTAAGCGCTTGGTCTGTTTGAATGAATACCATTTCGCCTTGAAGCAAGGTAGCGCCTTTTTTAACTCCATGGTCTGGTACATCGTCAGCTGGATAGCTATTGGTTTCCGCTTGGTCTTCCATTTCGCTAACTGATACCAAACCAGTTACGATTTTATGGTTAGTGAACTCTGGTTTTCCACTACTTCCCTTGGCCATATCAGCTACGATTAGAGCTTCATTACCAAAGAAAATCTCACGTGAATTATAATCTAATTTCATTTTTTCTCTTTTCTATAATTTCATTGAATTAGCATAGTTAGCGCCTTTTTTCAATGTTGTTTTAACGTCTTGCATACCTTTTTTCTCAACTAAGAAGTACATACCATGATAACCGCTAGTGTAATTAGCTCTAGTTCCTGCATTTACCACTACTTTATCGCCTTTTTTAACTTGCTTTAAGTTTCCTGACAATTGCCCAGTATTTTGATATCTTGCATAAGTATAGGTATGACCGTGGCTTCTGATTAATCTAGTTCTTCTACTTGCAGCATTTGCCTTAGCCTTAAACTCTGCTTCAAACCAATCGCCCATGCGTTCTGTTACTTTAGTTTGCATTTCTTTAGCTATGCTTGCTGTATTAAGTAAATTCATTGCCATGGTTGACCACCTGCACCACAAGGCAAATAAACCGTTCCAGTATAATTGTACAAATGGCTATTCTCTGACCAGTTCGTCATATTCCAACCATTTTGCAAAACATCTCCGACTAGTCCTACAAGTTCATCATCAACATCTTTAACAGATAAAACAACTTGATAATAGTAACCCATGACAAAGCTCGTATTATCCATTTTGAGCACCTTTGAGTCGCTAAGTGATAAATATACCGTCTTATCTTCTATCGTGTCCTTAACGCCTAGAATAACGTCATTTAGAGGCATTGTAAGTAAATTGTTGTACCAATCTATATAAGAATCAAATTCATTCATATCCCGTTACTCACGACTCCCTCTAAAATCATCTTGTTATTTTTAGGGTTTCTTTCCCATGTTGTACGCTTGAAAGTCTCGCCTTTTTCGTCCAAGAAATAGTTGAAAATTAAGTCTTCCATTTCTCCGATTCCGTTAAGCTCGTATCTTACATTTTTACCTAGCCCAATCATAGAAAACTCATCAAGTCTTGACTGACTAATTCTCTGTTTAACTGCTGGCAAAGTGATAGGCTTTATAATATTATCTTCTGCGCCGTTCTTCTTCTTAACAGTCGTTTCTACCTGTAATGTAACTTGTGAGAATATCATTAAATACCTCCATAATACATTAACTCTTGTAAAGAAGCCAAACGTTTCATTTCAGCATTTCGCCATTGTTCTGCTGGTTCATCAACAATATTAAGCCGACAATAACAAGAGATAAAGTCTTTCACTAATA